GGCCGCGCGCTTTGCCGACGAGCTTCGGCATTTCGTGGCGCAGGCCGATCATGTCGATGACGGTCAGGTGCGGCTTGTTCGGTCCAACTAACTGCGCGCTGACTCGTGCGAATTCGAGCGCGCGTTTCTTGCCGACCACCTTGTGACCGTTGCGGATGTTGCTCCAGTAGATCGGGCCAATGCCGATGTGGTCGAGCAGCTGGTTGACCACCTTCGCCCCGTATGCATCGTGAAATTCTTGTGCGTTCAATTCATGGCTCCTTTGCCGGGTTATAATTGCAATACAGTATAGCATCGGATACCGTGACGGTTAGCGTTAAGGAAGAAATTTTGTCGGGAGATAACCCTATGAACTTATTGAAAAATGATGCCTTTACGGTTGCATTGGCAGCCGGAAACCTTCAAGATTTCACGAACGGATGCCGCGATTTAATCGGGACAGGCATTCGACCAAGTGGCGTGCCTTGACGCGCCCTATACGACTAAGGATTGGGAATCACATGGCTATCGAAACGATCGACGCAGTGCGCGCGCGGAACTTCCACCTGCTTTTCGAGCAGTTCAAGGAGGGGGTGAGAAGGGACGACCCGACCGCGCCGGATCGGGGAATGTTGAGGCGCTTCGCCGCGCACCTGGAAATGAACCCCGTCTACCTGTCGAACCTGAACACAGGCTCGAAGACGATCGGACTGCGAACCGCGCGCGAGATTGAGTCCCGGCTGAAGCTGCCGGAAGGCTGGATGGACACGGACCACAGCAACAACGAAGCCGAGATGAGCGATGACGACCTGGCGTTCCGCGACTCGGTGATGGCGATGTATCGGCAGGCGCCCGAGGCGTCGCGCGCGGCCGTTCTCCGGGTGCTTCAGGCTCTTGTCCTGGGTAAACCCATAGAGGACGTACTTTCTACCGACAAATCCCGCAAGAAAGCGAATTAGACTCGCGCAAACATTTGCGGATTGTTGCAACCGCTGAAAATGTAAAATTTTGTATCGAAACTTGTTGCGTGCGCGGGACTGGTGCGGATACTCTTACGTCACCGCTTATCCGTTGCGGGAAAAGATACCGGTTTCGCAATCCTGAGAGGCACGACATGACGAGTTTTGGCACTGCTGGCAGTACAGAAAAAAACAATACTGCCGCTGGTGTACTGGCGGAAGGCTTACGCAGCGACGAGGGCGAATACCAGATCGCCGCCGCTGCCGCAGCCATCCCAGCGCATATGCGCCGGGAGGTTCTGGCTCACTTGCACGAGCTTATTTGCGCCGATGCAACGCACACCGTGGCGGTATGCAAATAGTGCTTGCGATACTGTGAAGGTTTTGATACGATTTATCTAGCATGTCGTTTTTGCGTCTAGCGAGGCGGTGTGTTCATGTTGGTTCCGTTCGTAGATCCCCAGATCTACTTTCCGCTCTCCTGATGGATTGAGCGGCTTTTTACAAGTCGGCCCTCGCTCGATGAAAGTCAGCGGGGGCTTTGCATTTGACGGCTGCGCATGGCGCGCTACTGGTAATGCCGGTTCGACTCCGGCTCGTTAGCCGAGGTTCGGTAAGGAAAAGCGGGTTCGACTCCCGCACATGTGCCGGGTCGTGTACCTGGCTGTGTAGCCGATGGATCGGCGGGCTTGGCAGCCGGGAAAGACCGGCGCTCTCATTGCTGGCTCTCCGCCGCGTAACCGGTGAGAAGTCCCATCCCGTCCTTACGCAAAGGGCAGCGAGGGGCTAGCCATGAGAGCGCAAACCCGATACAAACTAGCCGCCACTGGTTAGAGACTGGGACAGCCGAAAGGTGCAGACAGTGGCCGCTCTCAACCAACGCGAGGATGCAATGACACTTGGTGAGCTGAAGGCAGAGATTGAAGCGCTTCTAGCGAGCGGCGTACCGCCTGAAACTGTAGTCGACGCTACCGATCACTTCGGATGCCCATCCGGCGACTTCTATGGCGTCGAGTTAGATAGGGAATGTGGCGAACCGTTCGTAAGTCTGCGCGGCCTTACGGTGGGGCAAGACCCGAACGACGACTGACAGAAAAAGCCAGCGCAAGGCTGGCTCTCTGCGATCTATAACCGCAGCACAGGATTTCTCTGCAAGCGCGCCGTCATGGCGACCGCCTACGAGCAGATGCGTTCTCTTTCTCGCCGATCGGTTGGTGACCTACCGACCGGCTGACGTAATAAGCGGCGATGCAAGTTAGTCGAGTTCATGGCTTCCGTTCCTTATGGTTGTGACTTCGTGGTGATTCAGTCGCTGTCGGCGTCGCTATCGTCTGCGTCGTCGTCCAGTTCAGGCTCGCCATAGCTCTCGTCGCAATAGCGGGCGGCAACACGCGCAAGGTCGGATTCGCCTGCGGTGTCGAAAGCTGTTTTCATGGCGCACTCCTAATGATCCTGAGATACGTTGAAGAAGGCCCTCGGTGCTTCTGGTGCGCGCGCCCGTTGAACGGACGTCGTTGCTGCGATCCTGACGACAAACTCGATTGCCGTAGATCAGCACATGACCAAATGATGCCATAACGGTATCTTTAAGTGCGAGAAGTTTTTGTTACAGGTTGTATTCGTGGATACTGTTGCGCGTTTTGTGTTCGCTGGCGCACCATTGCACGGATACCGTGAAAGCATCTCGAATGGCTAGACGGAGGCCGCATGAAGTTCGCCGCTTACATGGTTTGCTGGCCGCTGCTTGGCGCGATGTGGGTTGCTGCTACCGTTGGCGACGCGGCGGGCGACGTCGTGTACTACCTGGATGACCTGACCGACAGGCTGCTTGAGTACTCGGAGGCGGAATGAAGTTAGCTGAAGCTATCGCCATTGCTCGCCGCGTGATGATCGAGCACGGCGGCATCGAACTGCAGACCGTCGATATGCGCCCGCATGCGCAGCCGGTGAATCCAGACAACGCGCAGCAGGCGGAAACCGCGGCGGCATACAACGCAATGTATGCGTTCACGTCGATGCTGAACACGATTTCGCCGGAGTCGGCATGAGTTCCGGCGCGCGCGATCCGCATGCGGATATTCAGGCGTTGTGCGATGCGCTGGCGTGCGCGCTCAGCGTGATTGAGCGGCAAGGGCTTGAGAATCCGCCTGAGTGGCGAGAGACGATCGACGCTATCTCCGTACGGCTCGAAGGCCAGCACGAGCAGGAAGTGATCGCCGCGGGCGTCGCCATCATGGCGAGCAACTGCGTTATGCACTGACAACCAGAATTTCCTGTGTGGGAATGGCGTCGCACGATGTTCCTCGCATCTGCGCGCAACCAAGGGACCGCTCAAGGCAGCTAACCGGCCAACGCCGGCTCTGTGCCGCGAGCGGATCTCTACACACTTTCATGATTGGCGCCTTCAGAACGTGGGACTCGGCCCCCATGGATGCGGCGAAGTGCCGGGCTTCAAGGCGCCAACCATGAGAGTGAATGCGCAGGCTTCCACCATGCCGGTAGGGAGGCTAGCTTAATCGGTTGAATTCCGACTGTGCACCGGCCACTCTCAACCATTTGCGCATGAGCGCTGCTCAGCAGTTGGCACTGCGGCCGAGTCCCGGCCTGTACGGGGCAGCGTTCAGCCGCAAATGATTCCCCGCGCTGCTCCCGGCTGCTATCAACCTGCGAACTCTCCGCGCAGGAGTGACCGGTGAGCGCGCACCTAACGCTAACCGATAAAAGTGCAAAACGAGGTGGCGCCATGAAGAGTTGACCTTGACCCAACGCTTACATGCGCGAACGCGCTTGATACGACTCAAGACGACGGCCCTGTGTGGGTCACAGCGACGCCAACAACTGTTAGTGCGTGGATTCGATTCCACCGCAGCGGCGCGCAAACAAAAGGGACGCCCAAAGCCAGTGCGATGCCATGCCGGCCGGATGGATTATCGACTGAGCGCTTTGGGCCGATCTCTGCACGATTTGACGCATTCACTTGCTGACGCGAGTGTAGCCGTGAAATCGCACTGACAACGACCTTGCGGTCACGCGCCCGGCCGGCCAGTGGCGCGAAGCATCACGAGTAACCCCGGCAGGCCACGATAGGACGTAAGCCCCACCTCCGCCTCATCTTCGGATGAGGTTTCAAGGCGCTAGGCGTGGTCAACCCATACAGAGGACGAAATGAACAAGCTTGCACTTATGGCTGCTGTTGCGGTCGCGGCGACGGGCAGCAACTCCACATATGGATTGTCTTTCTCGACGGGTGGCGGCTATCGGCAGCATGGTTATCGAACGGATGGGCGAGGATACCGGCGCGAAAAGTCTGCATTCCAATCTCGTGTTGACGATATGGTGCGACGGAAGGCGGAACAAACGCTCGAAGCTAACGCGCGACGGGATATGAGTCAGCAATTGAAGTCGATCGGCTGAGCGGTTTCCGCTCTACGCTCGCGCCTCTGAGCGCAAGAATTCACTCAAATTTGGGGAAACAACCCCATGCAGTCCCTGTGAGGTCCACATATGGCACGTTGCGGAGCCAAAACCCGCAGCGGCACGCCATGCCAATCACAGGCGATGGAGAACGGCCGCTGCCGCATGCATGGCGGCCTAAGCACTGGCGCGCCGATCGGCAACAAGAACGCCGCGAAGCACGGCATCTACAGCACTGCGCTTCTGCCGGGCGAGGACGAATGCGCCGGCGAGCTGCGCAGTTCGATTGGCGCGGTAGAGGATGAGCTATTCATCACGCGCCTTCGATTGCGCCGCGCGCTGAAGGCTGAGGCTGACGCGATCCAGTCGAACAACTTTCTCGTGATCGATAGCGAGGTGCAGCGCGACGGCGACGGGAAAGCGTATGCCGCGGCTGAAACGCATCTGAAGCGCGTCGACTACACGGCGATCATTGACCGGCTGACGGCTCGCATTGAATCGCTGGAAAAGACGCGTGCCGAACTGCAGAAGAACAATCCGCCCGGTGACGAGCCGGTGACGCGGATCGAGATTGAGGTAGTAGCGCCGAAGGGGGCGACATCGTGAGCGGAAAGACGGTTCGCCTCCAGATGACCGAGCCGCAAGCGAAGTTTTTCCAGATGAACGACAAGTTCCCGCTTTTCTGTGGCGGCTTCGGCGTGGGAAAAACTGAAACACTGGCCAATTGCGCCATGCGCGACGCGCTGCACTCATCGGACGGGCTCATCGCGCTGTACGAGCCGACGTATGACCTTGTGCGCCTGATTCTGGCCCCTCGGATGGAGGAAAAACTCTCCGAGTTGGGCTTGCGCTACAAGTACAACAAGCAGGAAAACATCATTTACGTGAGTTCGCCGGGCTGCGGTGACTTTGTGATGCGCACGCTTGAGAATCCGGCGCGTATCGTCGGGTACGAAAGCTACCGGGCGCACGTCGACGAGATCGACACGCTGAAGAAGGCGCTTGCGCAAGCTGCGTGGCAGAAGATCATCGCGCGGAATCGGCAAAAGCCGAAGGGTATCGACAAACCGTTCAATCGGGTGTCGGCTTACACAACTCCGGAGGGCTTTTCTTTTGCGCACTCGACGTGGGTGAAAGACCCGAAGCCTGGTTACGCGATCGTCCAGGCGGCGACGATGAGCAATCCGTTCCTGCCCGACGACTACGTTGAAACGCTGCGAGCCTCGTATCCGCCGCAGCTCATCGAAGCGTATTTGATGGGCGCGTTCGTGAATCTGACGAGCGGCGCCGTCTATCCTGACTTTGACCGCAAGCTGAATCACACGGATGCGGTGCTCGGTCCCGATGAGGTGATACACGCGGGCGTCGACTTCAACGTTAACCATATGGCATCGCCGATCAACGTGATTCGTGATGGCCTGCCGTACGCAGTAGACGAACTGGTTGATGTGCGAGACACGCCTACGCTAGTTAGATTGCTGAAGGATCGTTACCCGAGTCGCAACATTGTCGTCTATCCAGACGCGAGCGGGCACAACACCAGCAGCAAGAATGCGAGCGAATCGGATCTGTCGATCCTGAAGCAGGCCGGATTCACCGTGCGTGTTGATTCAACAAACCCCGCCATCAAGGATCGCGTCAACTCCATGAATGCCATGATCGCCAACGACAAAGGCGAACGGCGGTTCAAGGTGAACACGCATCGATGCCCGAAACTCACAGAAGCACTTGAGGAGCAGGCATACGACAAGCACGGCATGCCGGATAAGACAAGCGGCGTTGACCACGTGGTTGACGCTCAGGGCTACTTCATCGTGAAGAATTGGCCGATCGTGAAGCGCCAGACGACCGTCCGCCCGCTCCACATGTAACCGAACATCACACATGACGACAACAGTGCGCGACCAGTCCGCCGCAGTGGAAGCGATGGCCGAGAACTGGCCGATCGTCGATGCGCTGCTTGGCGGCACGCCTGCCATGCGCAAGGCGGCCAAAACGTATTTACCGCAGTGGCCCGGCGAATCAGACGACGCATACAAGGCGCGCAAGGACACGGCGACGCTGTTTCCAGCATTCCCGCGCACGGTCGAGGTGCTGGCAGGCAAGCCATTCAGCAAGCCTGTCACGCTGACCGACGATGTGCCGGCGCGCATCAAGGACTGGTGCGACACGGACATCGATCTGCAAGGGCGCAACCTGCACGCGTTCGCCGCGAGCGTGTCTGAGGAAGCGCTATCGCACGGAATCACCGGCATTCTGGTCGACTATCCGAAGGCTACCAACGTTCGCACGAAGGCCGAGGAAAACGCTGCGGGCATCCGGCCGTATTGGGTGCATATCCACGCCAGCAACATTCTCGGCTGGCGCTCGCAGCGCATCAACGGCGCGGAAGTGTTCACGCAACTTCGACTGCTCGAACAGGTGATCGAAGATGACGGCGAGTTCGGCGAGAAGCTGATCGAGCAAGTGCGCGTGCTGTACCCCGGAAAGTGGCAGACCTATCGCGAGTCCGAGAAACCTGACCCGACGACCGGTAAGCCCGAATGGATTCTGCACGAGGAAGGCACGACGACGCTCGACGTGATCCCATTCGTGCCGATCTACGGCCGGCGCACCGGGTTCATGACCGCGGTCCCGCCGCTGCTCGAACTGGCGCACATGAACGTCGAGCACTGGCAGAGCAAGAGCGATCAGCAGACGATTCTGCACGTCGCGCGCGTGCCGATCCTGTTCGGCAAAAAACTCGGCGAAGCGCCAATCGTTGTCGGTGCCGGCTCAATGGTTACGTCTGACGACGAAAAGGGCGATCTGAAGTACGTCGAGCACTCCGGCGCGGCAATCGAAGCAGGGCGGCTCTCGCTGCTCGATCTCGAAGACCGCATGCGCCAGGTCGGCGCCGAACTGCTCGTCATCAAACCCGGCAAGACGACCGTCGCGCAGACCGTCGCCGAGAACGAAGCGGGCATGTGCGCGCTGCAGCGGCTCATCGAAGATGTCGAGGATGGCATCGACGCAGCGCTTGCACTGACCGCACGGTGGATCAAGGAAGCGAAGGGCGGCAACGTCCAGATCTTCAAGGACTTCGGTGTAGCGACGCTTGCCGAGGCATCGATCGACCTGCTGCGCGACATGAATGTCGATGGCACGTTCTCGGATGAGAGTCTGTTCAACGAAGCGAAGCGCCGCGGCTACATCAGCCCCGAAACGACGTGGGATGACGAGAAGAAGCGCATCGCGCAGAACACGCCGAAGGGCGAGCTAGGCGCTGTCGCAATCGCTGACTGACGAAACACGAACAAGCTACCTACCGGCCGCACAGCTAATCCTGTGCGGCTTTTTTATTGCCGGTTCCTCGGATGAGGGGCGGCGCAACACGGCCGGATGGCCTAACAGCTCGGGTTGGATGACCTATGAAACTCAAACTGAATGATGATGGATTCGCAGTCGTGCAAGACGGCAAGCCGGTTTACCTGAACGACGAAGGCAAAGAGATTGCATTCGACGTCGCTGGCACCGTGCAAACCATCTCGCGACTCAATTCCGAGGCAAAGGGGCACCGCGAACGCGCGGAAGCGGCCGAGAAGGTTGCCAAGGCATTCGAGGGCATCACTGACGCCGCCGCAGCACGCAAGGCGCTCGAAACCGTCGCCAATCTCGACGCGAAGAAACTCGTCGACGCCGGCGAGATCGAGAAAGTGCGCTCGGAAGCCATCAAGGCGGTCGAGGACAAGTACGCGCCGATCGTTGCCGAACGCGACACGCTTCAGAAGTCGCTCGTCAACGAGAAGGTCGGCGGCAGCTTTGCGCGCTCGAAGCTCATCGCGGAAAAGCTCGCGATTCCTGCTGACCTCGTGCAAGCGCGCTTTGGCGACGCGTTCAAGCTGGAAGGCAATGAAGTCGTCGCCTATGACAAGGGCGGCAACAAGCTTTTCAGCCCGAGCAACCCCGGCAAGGTCGCCTCGTTCGACGAAGCACTCGAACTCATCATCGATCAGTACCCGTATCGCGATTCGATCCTCAAGAGCACCGGCGCATCTGGCGGCGGCGCTCAAGGTGGCAATGGCGGTGCATCCGGCAGTAAATCCATGTCCCGCGCTGCATTCGATGCGCTACCTCCCGCCAAACAGGCGGAAGTCGCACGAAGCGGCACGACTTTCACTGATTGATTTAGGAGCCTTCCTTGGCTAACACTTTGACGGGTCTGATCCCGACCCTTTACGAAGCACTGGACGTCGTTTCGCGCGAACAGGTCGGTCTCATCCCGGCCGTCTCGCGCAACAGCAACGGCGCACGCGCCGCGGTGAACGAGACGATCATGATCCCGATCGCGCCTCCGGGCACGATGGCCGACAACACGCCGGCCGTGACCGCTCCGAATACGGGCGACTCGGCGATCAGCAACGTGTCGATGACCATCAGCAAGTCGAAGCACGTTCCGATCCGCTGGAACGGCGAAGAACAGACGGGCCTGAACAACGCTGGCACGTATGGCGGCATTCTGATGAACCAGTTTGCGCAAGCGTTCCGCACGCTTGGCAACGCAATCGAAGCCGACATCTTCGCGACGGCATACCAGAACGCATCGCGCGCCTACGGTACGCCGGGCACGGCTCCGTTCGGCACCGCTGGCGATCTGTCGGACATCGCTCAGGTTCGCAAGATCCTCGACGACAACGGCGCACCGCAAACCGATCTTCAATTGGCGCTCGGCTCGTCCGCTATCGCCAATCTGCGCGGTAAGCAGAACGTGCTGTTCAAGGTGAATGAAGCTGGCACCGACCAACTGCTGCGTCAAGGCAAGATCGGCGAACTGGAAGGCATGGCAATCCGTAACTCGGCAGCCATCAAGCCGGTCACGAAGGGCACTGGTGCAAGCTACACGACCGACACCGCTGGTTACGCTGTGGGCGCGACCGTCATCAACCTGATCACCGGCACCGGCACTGTGTTGTCCGGCGATTCGGTCACGTTCGCCGGCGACACAAACAAATACGTTGTCGCGACGGGTATCGCTGCGCCGGGACAGATCGTTCTGGCAGCGCCCGGCCTTCTGCAGGCAATCCCGGGTTCGGCTACCGCCATGACGGTCGGCGCGACTGCAACGTCGAACCTGGCGTTCAGTTCGTCGGCGATCCAACTGATCACGCGCGCTCCGAAAATGCCGATCGGCCCGGACGGCCGCGCGATGGACATGGCAGATGACCTGATCCAGATCACCGACCCGGTGACGGGCATCACCTATGACGTCGCTGTGTATCGCCAGTTCATGCAATTAGTCTATCACGTGCGCCTCGCATGGGGTACGCAGGCTATCAAGCAGAACCACATCGCGGCCCTGCTCGGGTAATCGCGCGCGGGGCGGTGCGGTATGGCCGCCCCGGCTCAATATGGAGCCATTCACATGCATTGCCCGACTGTTCGCGTGGTATCGCCGGTCTCCGACGACAACCCGCACGGATTCATCGTGATCAACGAATCGGATCTGACCGACGATCACGAGATTTTCGAGGAAGGCGCTGACGAAGCTGCCAAGCCGAAACGCAAGTACACGAAGAAAACGGACGTTTGACATGGCGCTGACCGACGCTCAACTGACCGATGTACGCCGTTTCATGGGCTACCCGCTCAACGGTACGACCATGACCATCACCAACGACCAGGATCTGGTCTACGGCTATTTCGGCATGGTTGTTATGTCGCTGCAACAGCGGCTGACAACGCTGTCGGCCAGCGAGGAATCGGTGCTCATCAGCACCTATCTGACGCCCCTGTATGCGCTCGAAACAGCGATCTACGGCGCCGGAGCTAATCTCGATACGGATCAGGCCGCCGTGTGGACGCGCAACAAGAGCGAAGTTAGCGACCGGTCGAAGCTATTCGACCAGTGGCGCCGTCGCATGTGCGCTTTTATCGGCTTCGCACCTGGCCCGTCGCTCGGCAGTGGCGGCTCGCAAGTAATTCGGGGCTGATATGGACGGCACGAAGGCACAGAGCCTTGTATATCGGGGCTACGCAATCGCGGCGTCGAAGCTCGGCACCGCATACAGCCAGTATCGCCCCACATCAGCCGATCTGACCGGTCTAGCACCGATTTCGACGTCATTGCTCGCCAGTTTCAACGCCGAAGACATGACGTACAGCCGGCCGAACAAGTACGCGAAGCCGACATGGTACGCGCTGGTCGACGGCACGCAGACGCAGGTCGGCGACTACCTGATTGGCGCTGCCGGAACGTTCTTCATCGCTGCGCAACAGCCGTTGCTGCCGATCCTCGCGGTCGAGTGCAATCGCACGCTGTCGTTTGCGCGACCGCAGACGCAGGCGCAGTTCGGCGCGGTGACGAATTACGAAGGCAACACGCCAACGACGCAAACGCCGCTTGCTACGGGCTGGCATGCGTCTGTGCTGCAAGGCACGAAGGGCGAGAAAAATGAAGTCGGCTTGCCGAGCGATGTTCGCACGCCGTGGTGGGCCATCCTCTTGCCGGCGATTCCCGGCGTCACGCTGCAATCGGGCGATCTAGTGTCCGATGACATCGGGCGGCGATACATCCTGTCGAGCGTCGAATTGACGGACCTCGGCTATCGATGCACTGCGATGCAGGCACAGGCTTGATATGGCGGATATTTCAGACGTTCAGAGCGTTCTAGTCGGCCTCATTGCCGGCGCGCTGTATCCAAACGGCACCGGGCAGCCTTCCGCAGTCGCCGCGAACTGTCGCGTCGGCTCTGGCTGGCCTAGCAAGCCGCAGCTCGACGCAGACCTTGCCGCAGGCATCGTCCACGTGTCGGTCTATCCGACGTCGATCGAGCACAAGACATCGCGCCACATGCAAACGTGGCAGCAGATCAACCACAACGCGCCAACGGTCACGCTGACCGCTGCAGGGCAGGCGATCACGGTAGGCGGCACGCTGCCGGCGACGTACTTCGCGCAGAACGTTGCCGTATTGATCGGCGGCCATGCCTACGCGTACACGGTGCAGCAGAGCGACACGCTGACGACGATTGCCAGCGCGCTCGCAGCGATGATCGCCGCGAACTACGCGGGCACGACGTCGAGCGGCCCGGTTATCACGCTGCCTGCTGGCACGCCGCAGCCAACGCTGCGCACTGGCGGCACGGCGACGATGGGTAAGGAAGTCAAGCGCCAGTCGCGCGTCGTGCGCATCGTCATCTGGGCGCCGACACCGGCATTGCGCGATGCAGTCGCCAAGGTGCTCGACCCGATGCTCGCGCAGATCAATTTCCTGACGCTGCCTGACGGATTCGCCGGGCGGCTGCTGTATCACCACTCGGATCTCGTCGACTTGCAGGAGAAGGCGAATCTGTACCGCCGTGATCTCTGCTACTCGGTGGAGTATCCGACGACCATCACGCAGCAGGCAACCGACGTCACGGTGACGGTCACGAACCTGGTCGAGCCGACAACCGGCGCGGTCATCAAGCAAATTATCTATTAGGAGCCGTCATGGCTGACAAACAGGCTGCCGCGAAGGCAGATTTCGCGCTCGTCGTGATCCATCCGTTCGGCGACTACGAGCG